ATGGATAAATTATCTAATACAGTTTTGCCAGAACATTCTAAGCAAACATTTTTGTCTTGATAATTAGGCATCTTTCAACTCCCTTAAATCTGCGTATCGACCTACAAAATATATGAATGAAATTGCTGCTGTCGTGTAACCTTCGTTATTCAACATATGTTCTATAAAATTATTAAGGTGTGACGGTGCCCATTCACTATCAAAGTAGAAATTGTCAGATGAATTCACCAACTGATTATCTTTTTGTCCGATGTATGAAATCAGGTAGCAATAATCGTTGTCAGGTTTTGGAGGTGTTTTCGCGTTTGCCATGATTTAGTTCCTATTTGATTTTGTGAAAAATTGTGTGAATAATATCAACCCAAATACGCTGGATACATAGACAGCACCAACATACATGGATAAAGCAAATATCCCCAAGCATACGACGTAGAATGTATCTAGTTTATTCATAAGGTAAAATACCTTTTTTCTTAGAATAGTCTAAATATTTCATTACTCGTATCTTTTTGGCATCCAACTGGTTACGATCAAAAAATGAACTCTTACCTTCATGCGTACAGAACATTTCATACACAGCAACAACGTCGTGTATTTCATTTGTAAGTTTATCAAAGTTGACTACTGTGTCGTTGGGTGCAGTGTCATTCAAACCGAATCGACCTATCTTGCCTAATACCTGTACAACCTCACCACATTCTTCGGCAAGACAATGATTTAGATATGTCAACATAGAAATTTCAGCAGGATTTTGTGGTTCAAGTTTTGAGTTTTTAAGTTTCAATTCTGCGTTCTCTCCTGTCAGTCTTCCCAGTTCATGCCACTGAGTTGAATGCAGTGTTTGTAAACAACTCAATTTTCTTTGTAATTGGAAATTCTCTGCGGCGAGAGTTATCGCCTTGTCGTTTGGATCTTTGTTCATAATATCACCATTAATATAATTGCAAGAATAAAAAGAGTTTCGATTGCAAAACTGTCACGAAACCATTTTACTGCTGTCTTGATCTTCTTCATTACTTTTTTGTACCTCTGTTTTTGTCTGTTTAATAAGGTCAGTCACATTGGAAGTAACTGTATCCATCTAAATCACTTAAATCATTATCATTAATTTCTTTCACAACCGGTTGAAAACAATAATTAATTACGTCTTCAACAATTCCATTACATTCATCGGGTGACCAATTTGTTAGTTCACCATCATCATATTGTCCTGCTGCATATCCGTTTTGCACAAGAACGATGTATAAATCATATTCCCAACCGCTGTCGCCGAACGGACGTTTGCCTGAAAAAGAATCCCCTTCTCGCCACAAAGTAATTAGCAAATCATGTAGATATGCACGTACGGTAACATCATCATCAAAGTTTTCTACTTTCAAGTTTAGAATAAGTTCTGCGTTTTTATCTGTCAACATAATATATCTCTCTGTATCAATTCAAGGTAACCATTATCTCACAATTTGACTTCCATGTCAAGGGTTATTTTCAATTAGTTATAAAATCTTTTCTCAGTTGTGATTCCTTTCCGAACATCATTTCAAAGATTGCTGGGTCGTCAACGTGAACAGTATCATATACAGGTTCGTTTACTATCTTCGAGTATTCGTTCTCACGCAAACTTGCAAGTCCTTTTATATAACGATGATGATATTTTGTCTCAGTATGTTTAAAAGCGCTTGCCTCGTCGTATGTATAAAACCACTCAACTTTATCTTTAAACGATGAAATCATAATCGGAGTACGTGTGATTTTCACTTTATGTTCAGTCAGCAATCTAGGCCAGAAACGATAAAAGAATGCCATCAACAACGGTGATATGTGTCCAATTCCATCATGGTCGGCGTCGGTCAATATTGCAATATATTTGTACGGCATATCATCAACACTGTCTGGGTTGTTTATATTAAGATTCAATACCGAGACCAATTCACCGAGTTCTTTGTTCTTCAAAACATCAGCAGGTATCATATCCCATGTGTTCATTATAACGCCGCGTAATGGAAACGCACCGATTTTGTTTGCGTCTCGGACTTTCAATAAAAATCCCATTGCAGAATCACCTTCTACAATTTTTAAAGTTCCGCCAGGTTTATTTGCAGCAATGTGTTTCGGCACCTTGACTTTCGCAAGTTTTTTCTGTGCAGCGTTCGCAGCGCGATTATCGGCAGCAAGTTTTTTTGCAAGTTGCGCTTCGATAATTGGTTCAATAATATCAGGATTTGCGACTATCTTTTTTGCGTAGAATAGGAAATCTTTCACGCCAGCAGATTCGAAGTGCGTCTTTACATTGCTCATTGGGTTCGTCAATCGTTCCTTTGTTTGACTGTCAAATTTAGGATTGACAAAATTACGAGCAAAAGAAACGAACGTCAGTCCGCTTTTAATTGTTGTCTTCACAACTTCAATTTTGTATTTTCTTTTTATCAAGACGATCAATTCATCAACAACACCGTTGACAACAAAATCAACATACGAACCGCCCTGTCTTGTGTTCACTCCGTTTACATATGAAGTTGTTCTAAACCCGTCTTCCGAAGGACCGAAGAAAAATGATAAGTTTTCTGTCTTCTCTATGATAGAATGTTCACCGTACATCGCTGAATATTTTTTGAGGTCATTAACTTTAATTCTTTTCTTGTTAAACGAAAAAGCAATTTCTGGAAATGCCATTTGTAAACTTATCAGGCGATCTTCAATTAATGATAGTGTATCCAGTTCATCCAAGTTATCGACTTCAAACAATTGGAAATCTGCGACGAATGATACCTCAGTACCGCTGCCGTCTTTTTTAGATTCTTTTACATCGATGTGTTCAGCACCGTCTTTACATGTCACAACAATTAAATTGCCTTTTGTCCATGTTTTGCCTACGAAGTTCGCTGACAGGAAGTTGGTAGCAGCAGAACCGACACCGTTTGTTCCTATCGTCACACGTTCATCATCGAACGAAGTACCAGCGTTTACCTTTGTCCATGCAGCAACTGGACGTTTGATTTTTTGATTTGTTGCTTCGTCAAATATTACATCATGCGGAATACCGCGACCGTTATCGGCAATTGTTATTTTGTTTTTGTCAATCGTCACACTTATTTTATTTGCGTATTTGAAATTTGTACGAATAGATTCGTCTATTGAGTTATCAAGTATTTCATCGACCATTTTTGATAATGCCGGCACGTAGGTTACTTTCTTCCATTGACCTAATATAAATCGTTCTACTTCTTCTTTCGCACTCGAACCCATATACATGCCAATACGTTCTCGAACATGTTGTCTTGCAGTTAATATTCTGAATTCTTCTTTTTGCTCTGTCATATTTTATTATCTCTCAATTCGATGATGCCATTGTCTCATAAACTTTATTCGTTGTCAATATTTATTTCTATTTAATTTCGTTCTTTATTTGTTGAACATAAATTGCAAGCAAAATGTTTACGATAAGAAAAACACCAGCAACGATTGGCGCAGTTGTGAATGTGAAATATACCTTCGCTGTGATGATAGTCCAAGCAATTACAGTCTCATATACAGATTTCTTTCTATTTCTAAGTAAATCTGCAATTGCATTTTTATTAAACATGATTACGAACAATATTAAACATGCAAGTGAAACAAGTGTAGCAGCGGTATATCCGAAGAAGTAAGCAGTTGTGCCCCATAATGCGACGTTGATTGCGAGATCTTTCATAATAATTTTTCTCTCTTTGTTTGTTGAATGGTCTGTCCCGATTTGGTAAGACCATTATCGCATATTTTAAAGTCGCTGTCAAGGGTTATTTTCATTTATTTACAACTTTATATTCGATTTCTATAACTGATAATTCGCATATCTTCACACTCAAATTGTTGAAGTAATTCGCGTGACCATTGCTTGCACCAGAACCGTTGCCGTATTCCTTACGAATCTTCTTTTTTACTTCGTCCGTTGCAAAATATTCTATCCCTTTTAAATACCAGAATCCGTTGCATGTTATTGTTTTATTCAATTGGACGATTGCAGCATCTGCGGCATCTTTTGTCTTGTATAATTCCGCATTATATATGTTGCCAGTAAAACCTGCACTGGACGTATGAAAGGATTCGGAATTGATTTCTGTAACAATGTATTTACTCATACAATATAACTCTATGTCTTGATTCGATAATGCCATTATAACAAGTAACTAGATAATGTCAAGGGTTATATGCGTAATATGAAAGAAACATTGAAATAAACACATATCGTACATATATACAATCTAATTTCACATAACTGCATATAGTCCTTGACAGAATGACATTAACCTGTTATAATGGCATCATCGGTTTAAAGACAAGACACCTTATTAATTAGGACTGCATTTATTGCTTATATGTACACATTTGCATTTTAACAATAACTAGTGCATATATATATACACACGTACATTCTTAAACAATACGAGGGTTAACAATGAGAAAAATAGAGAACAGCATTGGTGTGTTAGGTGGGAATCCGATAAGAGATTGTTTTGTACATAGACCCCTTTCGGTGTGCCAAGACTTTTATTTAAGTGGTACAATATTAGATCCGGCAGAATACAACGAGTGGTTTGATATTATAAGGAACGCTCAGGAAGATGATATTATTAAAATTCATATCAATTCGCCAGGTGGTGATCTCTTTACTGCAATACAATTT